GATGAATCCGAATCAATTGGGATTATTAGCAGATCCTGGATTCATTGCAGAGATTAAAAATATATCTGATAAAATAGTTGCTACTAGTGAATGTGAGCTAGCTCTATCTAAAAAGCCTATAAGAGCATCAGTTCGTGTAGCATCAGATATGGTAGAAATCATATATGAAGCAGATGTTGAAGAAGATAACGAAGAATATTATAAATAAAATACTATAAAAAAGTTATCAAAATAGCATAACAAACGTAGATGTTTAAATATAATTGATAACATATATTTAACTTCTATTTTTGATTTCGGTATAATAAGTTAAGTCACTGCCATAACTTAAACTTTTACCACTGGGGGAGATTAGATTCTCCCCATTATTTTTTTTACGCCATTTTACTCCAGACAATTTCTATATGTAAATTAATTTAATAAGAGAGGAGATGAATATTTCATGAATAAAACCCTTATAGCTGATATCTATAATAGAAAGTCAACTAAGGATACTGATATATTAGTCCAAGAAGCTATTAATGTTTATATAAATAAGAATATAGCAATACTTACAGACGGTCTTATAAAGCATACTCCAATTATTTCTAATAATACTTCTATAGCAATAGGAAAATATTATAATATTACAGAAGACGATTGGAAGGAAATACAGAAATCGAAGGAGTTCTTTAAAGTTAAAAAGCTTTCATCTGATATAAAGTTTGGTCTTATTATGAGTTACGCTAGAACTAAGAAGCCTATATTTATAAACTTCTTATTCTTGATATTCTATACAGTAAGTCTTAAGACATTCTTTCCTAATGGAAGATTTGATAAGAATATAATGAAATATACAGTAGATCAGGCAGACGGACGTACAGACTTTAAGAAGTTTAACTATAATCTATTACTAGTACTTAATAAAAAGGCTGAGACATATATAAATAGCGATCTTAAAAAGATGCCTAAAGTACCTACAGATGCACAACTTGTAGCTTGTATGCAAGCTTGTAGAACTCGTGTGTACGATACTATGCGTATTATTGCTAATAAATACTATGAAAACTTTAACGATCCAGATCTAAAGATACAACTTCGTTATAGTACAAACTTAGACGGTACTGATAATCTAGATATAGGAACAGGAATATTTGAAAATATAAGATCTAAATCTGTAGATAACTTGGCCTATATTTCTGATAAATACTTACAGGCTATAAATCTATCGTCTAATAATGTACAAAAACTTCGTTATAGACTAGTATTTATATCGCAATGGGAAAATATGTTTGGTTCTATTTCTAAAGTAAGTAATATGATGCTTAATGAGTGGATGAATCGTAATAGAGATAATATGACGCTTAAGAACTTTAGAATGAACTTTGTAAAGCAATTTACAGCTCCACGTGGAATAGATCAGATACGTGATGAGATTGATGTAATTGTGTTTGAGATGCTTAAAGATAAGACAGATGATGAAAAGAAAACATTTAATAAAATAGAAATGGCTAAATATCTATATAAATATATCTTATTAAATTTACATTATACTGCGCTTATGATTAAATAGGAGGTGAATATAGATATGCTAAGATACGATAAAGCTACAAATAAAATATATTATAACGATGTAGAATATAAATTACAAGGTAGAATAATATCAGTTGCTGATAAAGGAGACTATCTTGTGGTAGTTGTGAATGAATTTGGACATGTGAATATGTACCAATTATCAGAAGAAAATGGTTCTGTTAAATGTATTGGGATAGGAGTGAGTTAAAAATGGCTGAAATAAATGACGAAAAGCTACAGAAAGCTATAAAGAATACACTAGATATATTCGAACAGCTTGATCCTGCAAATGCAGATAGAATAAGAAATGAAATGGAAAGTATGACTAGGCAGGAACTAGTAGAATATTTGATAAATCCTATGCAAATATACTTCGATCCTGGGAAAGAACCTAAGCCTACAATACTAGATAGAATTATAGCAAAAGAAAAGATTATACTTACAGAGCAAGTAGAAATGCCTCATATCTATAGAAATAAAGATGGTAAAGGTGTTCTTACTAGAAAGAAACTTACAATACTTCCGCTATACGCTAGAGCAAATCAACAAATAGCGATGAAGGAAGGTAAAGCAGCCTCAGAAAACGTTACACGTAATATAGCAGGACAAGTTACAGGTAAAGCAGCTAAATCTGGACAATTCTCAGACTCTGAGCTTACAGTTACAATAGGACATGATATGAATAACGTTATGCGTGAGCTTATGGGTCCTGCATCACACGACTTAGTAAGTAAAAAAGAAATGAAGCAATCTATAATAAAGACTGGGGAAGTATCGCTTAAAGATCTTACAGATAATAGTACGAATAAGAAGTCTCTTAGATATTTCTCTGAAATACTTAAGTCTATGGACATTGATACAGATCTTATAGACGCTCCAGAAAGATGGTAGGAAAACAAAACAAGTGTAGATCAATGCGTAGACATCAACCCACTGTTCTAATTGATCGACATGCTAATCATTCTTTGAAAATATGAATAGTTTAATTCTTTTACCTATTCATTTTTTCAGCCTTCTTTTTTTATTTGATACTCAGATAAAGATTAGATTCTTTCTGGGTATCATATACATTTATTTACGAAAAAAAAATATACAATATATAAGTGTAGTAGTAAGAATTTGTATATAAGATAAAGTTAATTACATAGTTTTAACTTTAGATACTCTCATTATGATTTTAAATAGTTCTGGAAAACTTCTTTTAAAATCATTTAAATATCCAAAATTAACGACGTCATAACCAAGTTTATCTTTTATACTATGATTAGCTATAAAATCATCTAATATTTCTTTATAATTATAACCAATTATATTTAAAATTTGGTTATAATTTATAACTAATGATGTATTTAAATCATCGCTATTTATCATATAGATCATATTATCACTCTCCTTTCATTGCAATGGGTGTAGATCAATGCGCAGATGGAGATAATAATGTTTCTTACTACTACATTTTAATAATATATAGTTATCCCAATACTAAAGATATTGGGAAATACATTTATTTACGTCATTTTATCTTTACAAATTATGTGTGATCTAATACAAATAATGGAGGTGAACTTGTATGTTTGCTACTGGAATAATAATAGACTTAAAGAATATTAAAGAAGAAAATAGAAAAGAATTCTTTATCTTAGATAAAGCAGTAAGATCTTATTCTCTTGGTAATAATAGTGATTTTAATAAGCTCGATATAAAAGGAAGATATTGGACTTTTACTGTAAATCCTAGTAAAGATGTATTAAAGCTTCTCTATAGACATTATAAGAACTACTGTAAACAAGAGAAGACTAGTATAATCGTATATGAATACGCTATAGAGAATGATGAGATTAGCTATAAGAATATGGGCCATCCTGAATACGATATATCTGCAGAGTTCAAAATTAATATACATAAGATAGATATAAGAGAAAACGAAATGATTGATTACGGAATAGACTCTTATGATTTCCAAAAGGATATACTTAAAGAGGAAGATCCTTTTGTAACTATACTAATCATTAATGATTATGATAGAATGGACGGTATTGTAAAAGAGTTTATACTTAATGATTATAATAAAATTAAAAAAGGAGAAAGAGTAAATGAAGTATGAGGAAGCTATGAGCATTGTATATGATTATGAAAACTGCGTTAATAAGAAATTAAATGACGCTAAGTTAGATAAAGATATATCTCATTATAAATCTATATTAAATATAACTAATAATATATATGAATTCATAACATCTATATACACCATAACGAGTAATACTGCTATACTAGATATAAAATTTACAAATTATTATGTTACTGTAGTAGCAGGTTCTATCTCTTATGGTAAAGACGAAGAGATTACTTATGATAACGTAGAAAGAATAACTTCTATATTATTTTTCTATACTCTTGATGAAAAGCTAGCAGACGAGAACAGTCACCACGCATGCGATCTATTAAGTTATAGATTAACTAATGGAAGAAAGTTTCCTACACTGTCAGAAGAATTTAGCATACTGATACGTTATCCTAGACTATATAAGGAGTATATTAGAACCGTAGCTCCTAATTTTATAATAGGTCCTAAAGTTCTGGCTAACTTAATAGTAACTAATAAGAAATGGTATAATGAATTTTTTGGTATGGATAATGCATACGATACTATGAAAGATATAGAAAAGACAGTATCTGAAAATGATGCCAGATTTAGTATTCAAAATAGCACTAGTCAAGATAAGTCATTTATTAAAGAATGCTTACTTGAATTGGCTGATAAATTAGGAATTGATTTAAATGAACATAAAATAAACAGTTAATAAAAAGGAGAAATATTATGAAAGATTTTGTAAAAAGAATGATAAAAGAAAGAGATGAATTAAAAGAAAGAATTGATAAAGCTGAAGATTTTTACCACAAAGCAGATAACGGCGATGATATTACTCTTAGTAGATTTGAAATGGAATGCTTATATGAGCAAATAGATTATATGAAAGACTATTTTAGAGTACTTAATACTAGAATAGGGTATTATGCAGAAATAGAAGAATAAGGAGTGATGATTAATTATGGCAGTAATTAAAAATGCAAAAGACTTGTACAGATTTATACCGACAGGATTTACAACATTAGATATAATGTTTGGAGAAAATATTAGAGATCCACAAACATTTAAACTTACATCGATTAATAGAGGATTTGAACTTGGGACACAAGGTCTTATAGCTGGAGAGCAAGGAACAGGTAAGTCTACACTAGCACTAGACGCGGCTACATTTGCTATCAATATGGGATTTCCATGTCATAAAGTAATAGTAATAGATGCAGACGGTACTGTATATAAAGAAAACCGTATACGTAATCTATCATCTATAGAAAATCCAGATGAGAAAATAGCAGTATATTCTCCACTTGATGTCGTAGAAGATATGTGGGATGTGCTTGTAAAAGAAGACGAAGAATACAAAGCTCATAACTATAAGCCTGTAGAGTTCTTTAATCCCTTAATAAATAGAAAAGTAAAGATGATGCCTTATGTCGTAGTAATAATAGATACTGTAACGTCCCTTAGAGCATCTCTTTATAGTGGAGATAAGACTATTAAAGGAGCAAAAGATATATTTGCAAACGAAGGTTCTCTACAAGATAATAAACAAATGGCCAGACTTTGTAAATCTCTTAGTGGACTTTTTGACGGAAACGTAGCTTACATTTGGGTAGCTCACTTAAAACCAAATGTTTCTATAGACGGAAATCCACCATCAAGAGACTTTAAGTCTGCTCCAATAGATAAAAAGATCTCTGCTCCAAAAGTACTTAAACAAAAAGTATCTTGGGCTCTTGTACTTTATAAGACTATAGATACGACAGATAGAGAAAAGCATGCTCAAAAAGATAACGTTATAACTAAACTTAATCTGGATCCATCGCTTGCACCATTCTCTGTACTCGCAAGGTTCTGGAAATCTAGAACAGGAACAGAAGCACAGACTATTACAGAACTTCCTAACGTAGCAACTAAGTTTGATAGACTTTATAACTTGATTATAGATTGTGATAACTTAGGAGTATTTAAGAAAGGAACTGGAATGTATCCATCTGCTGAATATCCTCATATCTTTAAAGACAGAGATGAAGCAGCATCTAAAGCTATGAGTACGTTTAAGCGTGAAGCTAGAGTTATGGATAATTACGACAGACCATTTAACTTAATGGAAGCTAGAATACTTATGGATTATACTGGTAATGATGAAGAATTGATAAAGAGAAAAATCAAATTCTTATCAGCTTGTATGCAAAACTTAGAAGCTAGACTTAGCTATGAACTTGAAGTAAATAATAAGACTGCTGATGAACTTGAAGATAATGTAAGCAAACTTAAGAATATGTTTAGCCTATTAGGACAGATAGAAAGAGTAGATATACTAGATCCTAGTAAGGTTAATATGCAGTCTACTGCGGAATTAGTAGATAAGGATATAGCTAATGAAGGAAGTAATGATAACTACAGCGTAGAGTCTAATAGTAGTGATGATGATTTTGATGAGTAATGAAAGGAGAAATAATGACTGATAAAGAAATATATAAATCATTAAAAAGAGATTTTTTTGTTAAAGAACTTGAAGCCAAAGGGATAGACTGTTCTGGTCTATCTCTTGAAGATGTTTTAATATTGGCTGAAGAAAATAATATAACTGGTATAAATGATATAAACCCAGAACCACGTGAAAAAACTGCTGAAAAAATTCAGGTTACTCAACCTGAAGAGCTTCTTAAAGATACAAATGTATTTGAGCCTATGCCTGAAGCTAAAGTAATGGAAGATGTTCCTGAATTAAAGAAGGAAGATTTTATGGAAGAGTTTGCTAAAGAAATGGACGATGAAATATCTAAAGGTAGAGAAGAAATAGAAAAGTCTAAAGCATATTTGGAAAATCTATTAAAATCTAATGGTATAGACACTAAGGACTTAAGTTATACTTATATGCTAGACTTAGCTGCTAAATTACAAAAAGACTTAGAACCTAAAGGCGAGGAAGAAGAGAACGTACATACTGAAGAAAAACATATATGGGATGATTCTGAAATATCTAAAGATTATAAAGAAGAACCTAGCGAAGAAGCGACTATTACAGTTCCTAAAGAACTAGAGCATCCAGCTATTGCTGAAATACAAGATTTGATTAAAAAAGTAGATTCTGTAATAAATCCTAAAGAAGAACAGCTTACTAGAAGACAGAAAATACTTAAAGGATTCTTAGTAAAAGAACTTTCTGCTATAGAATCTGTTGATAAAGAGTGGCTTAAAAATGCTCCATATGAAGACATTATTAATAAGGCAAATGAGTTTCCTCATATAATAGATGTATTTGGAGCAAGTCCTGAATTTGAAGAATATAAGAAAGTTACAGAAGAAGCTATAAATAAAGTTATAGATTTCGTAGCAGGTCGTCAAGAAGAGATGCTTAGTGATATAACTGAAACTAAAATAAATGAAAACTTATATTATAATCATTTCCCTGGAGCTATAAATGAAACTAATTTACGTGAGATTAATAAACAGCTTCAAGAAGAGAAAAAAGCTAAAGAAGAAAAACATACTAAATATATTAACGCTTTATTACTTAATAAGAGCTTTATGCAAGGATTCTTGTATAGTAAAACAGATATAGGTGTTCTTAGATTATCTAATATGAGCTATAATGAATTACTTGATGAATGTAAGAAGTTTATAGGATTTAAGAATAGCTTAGAAAATAGATTCGATTTTATTGAAGATCCTGAATGGACTAGAACTATGAGTGATATAGCTAAAAATGCTTGTGATTGTGCTGAAGAATATACTTCTAATGATGATGCATTGACTATAATAGTACCTAAGAATGAAGACATCCTATGCTCAGCTATAAGAAATATATGTGAGGATTATATGTGTGGACTATTCCCTAAATCTTTTGAAACTATAGCTAAATCTGTAGAAAGTACTAGATTGCAGTTAACAAAAGAAGAAAACTCATCTAATTCTAATGACGATAAAATGACTGTAACATTCCAAGGAGAAACTACTGTAATTCCGTATGGTAATATGCTTTATAATATGGTATGCGAAGTATTATGGTATCAAACTAAGGCTAATCTAAAGTTAGAATACTTAGGAGACGTAAATATATTAGCTCATGCTATATTAGGAGGTATTAAGAATCCAATAGATAATATAGATAAACATGATGTGGATAGAATTAAAGAATTAGTACAAGCACTATCTCTTAAATTCTGTATAAATGAATCTGAATGCAGGGTAAATACAAATGATTTATCATCTGTGTCTACAAAAAAACTTACTGACGAGTTATTTACTAGAGGAGGAATAGAACCTTATTGGCTAGGTCCTAATTCTACATACACACTAGATATATCTAACCCAGAAGACAGTGTTCATACTAATATGTATTTTAATGGAGCTGGGCCTCTATGGATTATATTTAATTACGACTAAAGAAGGAGATTGATAATAAATGAATTTAAGACTAGCAAATGAAATAGCTTCTAACGTATTACAATCAGTACAACCGTATGGAAGTTATCTAACTGAAAATCCAATTAAATATATTAAGATAGTTCCTATTATAATAGAAGGATTAGATTGCGTGGGTAAAAACACGCTTTCTAACTCTATCTTAAGTAAGATTAAAGAAGAGACTGATGATGTAATTATGCTTAGTTTCCCAGACTACACATCAGAATCAGGAAACGAGATACTACAAATACTTCATATGGAAGGAACGAGATCAGCTCTTCTTGAGCAAAAGCTTTGGACTCTTATGATAAGAAATCGTATGGAAGCCCTTGCTAAACTACGTGATACTTATGATGTAGAGAAAGACTCTGGTAGAAAATATTATCTGATACTTGATAGATTCTTCCTATCTAACTTAGCATATGGAGTAGAACCTCAAGATAAATCAGAACTACTTGAGCTTATAAACGATAGTCCTGCTTATAAATTGGCTGAATTTGAAAGCGATACGTATTTTAAATTCTTTAATAATAATGGAGAAGGAGTATCTATTATACTTTCTTATAATGAAAATGATCCAGATAAAGCATATATACCTGGATTAGAAGAACTTATAAAGAAGTCTATAGCTATACACAAAGAATTCCTAGATAAAAAAGAAAATAAAGATAGTAATGAAAATATGAAAAAACAAGCTATCGTATCTTCTATATATGATCTAGAAGGAATAGACAGAAAGTTCCATAAAGTAAAACACTTCTTAAGATACAGACCAAATGAAAGTCTGTCTGATGACGCAGAATCTAGAATAGTACCAGAAATAATGGAGGTATTAAAATGATACATAATACACTTACACTATGCACTAAAGTATGTGCTAGAATATTATTTGACAATTCACCGAATAGAAAAGTTCTTGATGAATATACTAGAGAAGAGCTATCTTTAATAATAGAAAGAATTAAAGTTATTAGATACATACTTAAGGTTAAAAGATTCAATAGAACTAATATAGCATTATTTAAAGTGCAAGAAATGATTCATAAAGTACTTTGGACTTTAGGCGTATATGATCTAGAAGTTGTAGCATATGAATTAGAAAAATATATAATGAGTAATGCTTTATATAATGATGTAAAAGAAGCAGCATCTTTAGATATTAAATATGCTTATTCTAAAATAAGAGACTCTGACGCATTAGATACAATGTATAGTTTATTTGATAGTTCAGTGGATCCTAAATATATAGATAGTGTACTAGAGCTAGGAGAACATATACTTACAGAATATAATGAATATTTATCTGAAGATATAATTGATATAATGAATGATAATGATGCTGTAAAATACATAGCAAAACTTGTATATATTGATAATATCGTTCTAGATCATATTAAAGAACGTTTGAAATAAAAAAAATAATACAATCTATTAATGTAGAAATAGTATAATAGATCTAGATTATTATTTAATAATTGTAAAAATATAAGATTTTATTCAAAGTATTCTACATCATGAAAAGCGTTTTCATGAATATATGAATACCATAAACCTATAAGCCAGTTTTCATGAGCAACTGGATTATTGATTATGTCTTCAGCAAAGTCTCTGCTTTCATCAGAGAACCATGATCTAATAAATGATTTAAAGTTATCATTCATAATCATAATATAGCACCTCGATTCTCTAGATATATATTTATTATACTATTTCTGCATAATGATATATAATTATCGTTATATTAAAAAATACTAGAGATCAGGTGATATATTTTATTACAATATAAAAGTGTAGAAATAGTATAGTATAACTAGATTTAATATGTTTATAATTAAATATTTATTTAGATTTTTCTTTTAGATATGCATACCAAAGGCCTATTAGCCAATTAGCATGTATATCTGGATGAGCTAATAACTCATCTGCGAAATCTTGGTTTTGTGGTAAGAACCAATTTTTCACATACTTTTCAAATTCTGGATTTGGAACCATATTATCATCTCCTTTCTCTAGATATAAATTTACTATACTATTTCTATGTAATTATATATAGCTATATAGTTACTATTTCTTATACTAGAGATTGGAGATCTATAAAATAATCGTTAATAAATGCATTCCCCCTCTTCGTTGAGGGGGTTTACATTTAATTACGCCTACTCAGAAATCAACTTTCCATATTCGTACTTTATTAGTTTTCCTATTTTCTTTTTAACGTTTTCTGTATTAAGTAAATATAAAACTAACTTTTTAAATCTTAGTTTAAATGTAGGATCTTCGATTTTTTTAGTAGTCATTGCTACTATTCTTTCTACAAGCTTATCAAGTTTTTCTTCGCTAGATAAGTCTTCTTCTCCTACTTTATAGTTTTGCCAAGATTTTTGAACTTGAGCAGAAACTATTTTCTTAAGATCTTTACTTGGTTTGTAAAACAAGAAGTACCATGCTGCTATTACTAAAACTACTAGTAATACATATACACCATAAGTAGTGAAACCAGCTACTAATGCTGCATAACCGTCTTCTCCTAGGACGTTTTTAAATCCATCAAGAATTGCTTCATACATGTTTATACACCTCCTTCTTTGTAGGTTTACAAAAAACTTGTTTCCACAGACAAATATACCACGGTTGTATCGAAACAACCTACTATGTGATATTAACTAATTTTAAAGAAAGGATGTGAATTAAATTGATTTTAGATAAACTTAATACATACGAAGCGAGGTTTATAGACGAGAATGCAGAAGCAGTTGCTATAGTAAGATCTATATTCGACGGAGTTCTACACGACTTTGAAGTAATAAATGAAGCTGCTTATGATTATAAAAAGAATGGCGATAAACCATACGAAGATTTCATTATGGAACTTAAAGATGATGTGTCTCCTAATATACTTAAAGAATTTTTATCTATGGATATATATCAAGTATGTCATATATTAAGTGCTATACATAGTAGATTGCGTGAAGCATCTAGATATGTAAATGTATATGGAACTCCTAAATATGGAGATCTAGGAAGAGATAAAGACGACATTCTGAATTCTCTTCAACATTCTCTAGTATATGGAGATGAAAATGAAGTAGGATTTAACGTAGAATCTAACTTAGCTGTATTTATATATGATAGAGATCTTGAAATATTTCCTAAAGAAGAAGTGAAAGTATACGATGTAGAAAGCTCTTGTATAGTAGCTCTAGATGTAAATGCCGCGTTTATAAGACTTCTAGCTTCTAAAGATAAGTTTGGTATAGAATTCGAAGCTCTTAAGAAAGATATAAGAATGGCTATATTCTCTAAGATTATTGCATACGGATTTAGTATGAGAGCTATAGTACATATGCTTAAAGACAAGTTTAAAGAAGGGGGATACTTCAATGATATGAATATTTATAGACTGCTTGAGCTTACTTTTGCTAGATGGGCTTATAGTACTGTAAATAACTTAACAGCGTATCAAGAATACGGAGTATCACTAGACAGTCTTATAGATTATGTAAAAGCACAAGCAGAAGTAGATATTCCAGTAAAAGGAGTAATGAACGTAGTAAATCTTGGTATGGCTAAGCTTAGAGGTAAAGAATACCTTATGAGAAGATCTATAGATAAGTATATAGAATACTGCAAAGAAAAGTATTCAAACGACTATGTAACTGTTACGCAAAATCCATATGCATCTAATATGCCTATGAGAACACATAGAAGAATAAAAGTATATAAAGACAGTAATCATAATTATGGTGAATCTTTCCCAGAAAGACTTGTGGCTGCATACGAAAGCTGGAATTATCAAGGAGATAAAGCTGCTGCTTTTAATTTCTTTGGAATAGAAGCTCTACTTAAACCTACAGATCCTAAGTTTGCAGAATTTAGACGTAAAGAAAGACAAGAAATAATGGCCAAACTTACATTTACAGAAAGAAAGCGTTATACAGATCTTGAAAATGACTTTATTATGCTTAAGGCTGCTGTTACAAATGCAAGTACGCAAGATAGTCAACATGTACTTCTTAAAAGATGCGGAATGCTTCGTGATGTAATAAATCTAGAACTAGAACGTACTAATAATGAATATCTAGCTACTCTTTTCTATGGACTTGATAGCGATATATTCAGTCTACAATCAGATCTTTCTGACAGAAATATATTCAAAGAAAGAAATACTAGATTATACGGACAGCTTAAGACTACTAATAAATGGGATTATTAGGGGGTAAACTATGTTTGCTACTGCTACTCCTATAAAGAGTAACTTACTTTCTACTCTTAATACAGATCAGACTGTAGCCTTTTTAAGACATATGCGGGATGTAGGTATAGATCTAGATCAAATAGAGCTTATAGATAAGTTTACATATAAGTCATATATAGAGCACCAGCAAGCAGTTATATTAGATGCCAAAAAGAACCACGAGTATGAAGCAGATATGAATAGTCTCGTAGATATATCTGAAGAAGAATTTAATAGCTATAAGGAAATGTTTAATGAAGTCTTTACTTCTTTCTTTGCCGAAGGTGGAGATATTGAAGAAGATAAAGGCTTCAAATTTCCATATAAAGAAATCTTCAATGGAAACTTTGCTACATTAGATAAGACAAAGCTTACAGATATGCAAAAGCAGTTATTTAATGTACAAGGTCTGTTACCAGAATGTTATGATATATATTACGATGCTGAAACGCAACAGACTATTCCTATATTCTATGACTATAGTACTGTAAACGAAAGCTTTGTAAGATTTGCTATGTCTCTAGAAGATCTTAGAGATAGAACTGGGATAAATCTTAATCCTAATCTTCCTCTAATACTATTTAATAGAAATCTTATAGGACAAGACATGCACAGTCCTAACCTGGCTCCAGAACTACAAGTGGCAGCTGCAACTGAAATGCAACAGAATATGGTATTTTACATGCGTGAATGTGCTCGTATAACAGATGGTGCTGGTAACCAAGTACCTTATGAAATGACTATAGGAACCTGGACTATATTGTGGCTTTATTGCCAATGCTTTAATACTTATAGATGTGCTCCTCGGCAAGTAGGTAAAACTACAGATATAAACTGTATCAGCGGTGGAGAATTTGCAGCTGGATCAGAGGGTACTAAAATACTAGTAGCTCACTTTAAGGCAGAAGATGCTGGTAAGAACAGAAAGATGATGATAGACTTTGCTAATATGATGCCTCCATACTTGAAGTTTCATAATATAGTAAAGAAAGTACAAAAAAATAAAGAGATGTGGGAAGTAGGTCCAGATATGACACCTTCTCCTAAATCTAAATATATAAATAATGTATACAAAAATAATCAGATTATGATTGCATCTGCTGGTACGACTGAAACTACTGCAGAACGTGTTGGACGGGGAGAGACTTTTGAATTCGGTATAAATGACGAAATCAACTTCGTTCCACATGCAATTACAATGACTACTGCAATGCAACTTGCGAATTCTACTGCCAGAATGCGTGCAGAAAAAGCAAATAAAAGATACGGACTTCATTATATGTCTACTGCTGGTAAGCTTAATACTAAGCATGGACGTGAAATGTATAACTTTATCTTTAATAAAATGTGTAGATTCGATATTAAACTATTTGAATATAACTATAAAGATCTTAAGAAATACCTAGATACAAATGGAGAAAAGAACTTCTTTAATGTTCAATATGGATATAAAGAAATGGGATTCAGTGAAGAATGGCTATCAGCTCGTATAGCACAAACTGAAAACCGTGAAGCGTTTAAGACAGAAATACTTATGGAATGGTTAGATGTTGACAGTGCTGCTCTTCTTAATCAAAAGCAAATGGGACGTATATCTCAACTTACTAAGAATCAGGCTACAGATACGTATATATTTGATAAGTATTTTAATATATTATTCTTTCCACAAATGGCTGGAGACTCGTTTAAATCTTTATTAAATAGATATAATACTATTAATATTGGAGTCGACTTAGCACACGGAACTGGGAATGACAGTACTGTATTCTTTGCTATAGATATGGAAACTGGAGAAAAACTATTTATGTTTAAGTCTAATACTATGACTTCTACAGAAGCCACTATGTTTACTAAGAGATTTATGAGACATCTTAAAGAGATAAATCCTGATCTTAATATAATACTTACTATAGAAGTAGAAGGTCCAGGACAATCTGTAATACCAGATCTTGCTAAAGACGAAGTGGTAGAACCTATGATGTTTGGTATAAAGAAACTATTTGATGGGCATGCTGCAGACGTACTTGTAAAGAGTACTACTAAAAAGCTTGATTATAAGTCTTATATAGAATATGGAGTAAGAGAACGTACTTATAGAGATTATCTATATGATAAGCTTTTATTCGAACTTGTAGATAAATACCCATATGCTTTTTCACACGAAGAAGCTCTTGTACAACTTTCTACTCTTTACAGAAAGAATAGTGGTCGTATAGATCATAAACCAGGGGCTCATGACGACATACTCATAGCTACATTACTTGCATATAGTCTTATATTCAATACAGACTTCAGAAAACAAGTAGGAGATCAGTTCAAATTCTATGTAGATATGAGCAAAATTAAGATAGTATCTATTATGCAAACTGTAAATATGTTTACAAATGAAGAGTCTTTGTTTACTAAAGACGAAGGAGAAGTTTCTTATAACCTAGTTCCTATGGTAATAAATGGTAAACAGTTTACAAATGTAGAGATATTTAAAGTAAAAAATGGACGTAAAGTCAAACTCTACGGAGATGAATATACCTACGAACTCTACTACGGAGCTCTTAAAGATGATCCTAAAATACAGAACAGGCCAATGCCTACATACGCAGATTATCTTCAAGAAGAGCAAAAGCGTGCTAAAGGAAATGTTTCGAATGGATTTGGTACTAAACAGAACAAATCTAAATGGTTTGATATGAATACTAAAATGTTTTAAAAAAAATATACAATACAAAATGTGAGAATATATTATATATTAAGATATCTAATACAATGATAAGATAGGCAATAAGAATCATAAACACGATTATTTATGATAATATAAAAATAGATTAATTCAATAACTTAGATATAAAATCATAAGCAGACTTATCATTTTTACTTAATTCATTTAAATAATGTTTATTTAAATACGGATCAAGTAGGTTAGATGCATCTACTTTATTATTGATATAATCTTGTGCTACTAATAGTTCCCTGGAAGGTTTTATATTATTAGCATTATTATATTCAACGATGTTATTAAATCTAGTAATGAGATTTAAATAGCGATCAGTATTATCTACCATAAGGAATCACCTCGTTTCTAGATATAAATTATAAATATAATATATTCTCACACTAATAATATATAGTTATCGCTGGAGTAAAATCTGGCGATATGCATTTTATTACGCCATTTATAAAAAAAAGTAGAGCTCAGAAGAACCCTACTTTTCCATAATGACAACTGCAGAAAATACCACAGTATCATTATAGTTAACTACAGAGCAAGTGCTATATTGTACTGTAGTTAAAACAAACCCTTCAGAAGATCCTTTATCTAAGACCTTTTGAATTTCCTCTTGTAGATCTCCACCAGATCTACTATCCACAACAAGGTGGTAAGTCTTGTATAACTTCATATAGAACACCCCCTTTCTTATTTTATTATTCGTTCTATATATCATAGATATATAGCTATCTTTATACTATTTCTAACCCCATATCCCCCATCCAAACAACTTTTTATGTAACAAAATTAACACAGTAAAGGAGGTAAATGATGTATAATGTATCTGAATATATACTAGCAAAGCGTTCTGCGTATATTACAGAGAAAGCTCTTGAGAAATCTCTTACCTACAGATCTTTTAACGAAGGAGAGAATAAGCCTATATTATATGAAAGATTTAAACCCGATAACTTCTATAAAGTACAGAAGAACTTCGAGTTTTTAATAGAAACTATCTTTCCTGGAAGTATAGTAAAGAAATTCGTTTCTATTAATACTAATATTTCTCTTAAAGCTATACCGCTTTTTATCGTAGAAATATTTGATCCATACTTTATTCGTATACCATTTATAATAACGCAAGATTCAGTGCTAGCTATATCTGCATTCGGAAACTCTAATACAGAAGAAATATATAAGAATAAGTGGTTTGGTGAAATAATACCTACTCACGTATTGGCAGAGATAACTCAGCCTGAAATAGTAGATCTAGTTCAACGTCCTGTATATGTAAACGAAACTATGACTATGACTATAGAAGAGATAATAAAACTTATAGTAGAATCGTATGCAATCGGTACTACGGATGCTGATCAAGTACTTTCAAACAACTTCGACTCTATATCTGCACTAGATATAATGGAACTTTCTGTAGAATCTTCTGTATTTAAGCATATAGATAAGACATTTGGAACAGAATCTATACTACAACTTGACAAGGCATCTGCAGAAGATATAATAAGTCCTACTGATTTCTTACCTATACAAGTAGAACATGGTGATACTAATGCCTTTGTATATGTAACTTCTAATGATAAAGGAAGACTTAAAGTATCTACTTCGTCTGAAGAAGCAGAGCAAACTACTGTAAAAGTACCTAAGTCTGCAGTCAATACTATATTAGTAGAGCTTGACAGTCTTACTTATTTTATATTTGATGATAAAATACTTATAGAACAAAAGGACGGACAGCCTATCGAATGGAGTCTTTTTGATATAACTGCTCTAAATGAAGAAGTAAATGATGCTCTTAATACTGTAGGAACAGAGGGCTTTATAGGAACTATGCGTGATGTATACCAGGCTATAAAGATATTTGGTCTTAGAAAAGGAAGTCTTATGTATCAAGTTTTTATGAATATTACAAAACTTCCTCGTAAATTAGCTGCTTGGGTATGGTCTGCTCTTAAACGTGCAATGAAAACACGTAATCAACGTGAAAAAGAAGATATGCTTGAATTCCAAGAAAAGCTTCTTAATGATGAGTTTGATATTATACTTGAACGTATTAAGATGATGAGTGAAAACTCTGTTAGATCTTGGGTATGGACTATAATACTTGGTCCTATATACTTCTTACCATTTATGTATATATTACAACGTAATGCAAATCGTACTAATAAGCTTCGTGCTATCGAAAGACTTGAGTTTAAAATAGACGGTCTATTAGAAAGACACGAGCAAAAGCTTGAATACGCAAAGCAAGAAGGAAATCCTGAAGAAGTTGACAAATTATTAGCTGAAAAACATAATATGGAATTCGCTAGAATGAAGCTTATAGAATTTAAGCGTGATCTAGTTCAAAAGGACAGAATTCGTTATATGACATTTAATAAGGATCTATCTATGAATGGACGTCAACGTATAGATGCTCTAATGCAAAGTGGTTCTTACTTTAACGTAGGAATGAGCAATGGACAAGGATATACAGTTGAAACTAGATTAGGTGGACTAGACTAGGAGGGAGGAGGACTGATGTCTTATGACATTTATAAAAAACTTATGGCTTGCTCTAATAGCTCTAATTGGAGTATGGGTAATCAAAATTCAATCAAGAAGACTAACTTATATGCTGATAAAATTGGAGAAGAAAGTCAAGGCGCGTTTGAAGGAAGATACAGAGACTACAGATATATAGATGATACTCTTGAGGCTCTTTCTCTAAACTATCCTATCTGGACTATATCTTTAGAAGAAGATAATCCATTTGATGGAATTGGTGAAGATTCTGACTTCGGTGGGGATGAAGATTCTGGTGCCGACACTGGCGGAGCAGATGATAATCCTTTCGGAGGAGATGCCGCAGGTTCTGATGATGGTGGAGGTTTCGGTGGTGATGATAATCCATTTGGTGGAGACGCTGGTGGCGGAGACGACGGTGGTAATCCATTCGGTGGTGGAGGAGACGATGATTTCTTTGGTGGTGGCGATGATGATAGTAATGACTTCTTCGGAGGCGGAGATGATTCTGATGATGGAGATGGAAAACAAAAGAAAAAAGAAATCAAACTCAACAGAAAAGAGATTATCGAACAGGAATATGACGTAAATAAACAAGTTCGTTCTATTTTCCCAAAGAGATTCCTGGAACTTCAAGATGTAATAAAGGCAAATATATCTATGTGTGAAAAAGTCGTAATACAAGATGCTTCTCATATAGAAATATTTGATAAACTTATAGCCGAATATAATAGATTAGCTAAAATAGTGGATGATTATCTTGCGGTTATAATAGAAAAACCACATGATGATATATTTTCTACTTACTTTACTATATTTACAAACTTATCTAAGTTGAAAGACATTTACAACGATTTATTGAACAATGATGAAAAATTGGGCAAATAACAATGTGTGTGTTAAACCAGAAAGAACAAGGAGGTGATAATATATCATGGAAAGAATATATATGGATGAATTCCATTACGAATCATACGATAACTACAAAGAAGCTTTAGAAGCCTGGAGTGAAAGAGCCGCGCATACACAATGGGAGCTAAATGCAGCACTTGACTACGATATCGGAGTAGAAATGAATGGACTTTCTGATATTTTGTTATTTGATGAAAAGAAACTAGAAGAATATATAGGTACTGAAGGTATAAAAGACAAGGTTAAAAATATGGCTTCTAGAGTAAAGTCAAATCTTACAATATGGATTAAAAAGTTTATAAACTTCTTCTTTGCTTGGATAGTTAATTTCTTTAAAGGAGTCGTAAATATTCGTAAATCACTGAAAGCTGGTTTCGATAAAGCAAAAGCATACGTAAAGAAAATGAACGAAATGAGTGGAAAACTAGGTAGTAATGATAAAGATAGCGAAGGTGAAAACAAGACTGTTAAAGTAACAGACGCATCTCCTTTATTAATCAAGTGTTTATCTACTGTATTAATATCTTCATACTTACTAGGAAAACTAGGACCATTGCTAAATACTGTAAAATCAGACGTGCAAAACGCTGATAAAGTAGATAGTGAAAGTGGGCAAGGTAAAACAATAGATAAAAAAACAATAGAAGACATAATTGATAAACTTTCAGCAGGAGTGATCGCTCTTGGTGGAGGAGTTTCAGCTTGTGATCCTAGAGATGGTGATTATTTTACCGTCCTTAAAAATGCTAAATTTAGTATTGAGACTATTGCTAATGATGTAAAGTCTCTTGAACCTGCATTGAATAAGAAATACAAGGATGAGCGTAAATCAGGATTTATAGCTAAGCAATGGAAAAAAATAACTGGAAAATCAAACGAAAATCCAGATGATTCTGAAGTTAAAGATTATAAAGAAACAATCGGAGCTATCAAAAACGTTCTTACTGAAAATGCAAAAGATATGGACGATTTAGAACCTGAAGAAATGGAATATACTAAGGCATTTGCTATAATAAAAGAAAGTTTAAATGCTTTTATTAATATAGCTGGCGCTAATAAATCTTTATGGAACTTCGAAAAAGTTGCAGAAGGATTTGAAAAAGTACGTAGAAGACTTCTACCGCTTATAGATAAGTATAATCCAGAAGATGACAAAGAGTCTAATGAACTATTCAATAAGATAGCTAGTATAGGAAACCTTATGAGTTCAGTTAGTAGTAATGCTAACAAGTGTATGCAAAACGTTAATAAGTATCTAGACACTGTTATAACTGATGCTTCTAGACTTGGAGCTGCTATGACAAGTGCTACTGGTAAAAATTAAAAAGTTAAATAAACAAAATATACCTAAGGAGGATATAAATAATGAATATAAATCAATTATTGAACATTGGTAATGAATCAGCTGGATATGAAGGTCCAAAATCATTACTTGATGAAATGATGGAAGAAATCGGATTTGAATCTGATATCGATAATGCTATTTATGAAGCTGACGCTGCAGCTGTAACTTCTGCTGCTTCTATCGTAGAAAATGTTTATGCTGTTATGGCTGAAAGAGAAGCTGGATTAGAAGGAGCAAATCCATTAGAAGCTTATAAAGGATTTGGATTAGAAGGAGCTTTAGTAAACTATGTAGGACAAGAAGCAATAACTGACGTGGTTTCAAGAAGAGCTTACTCAGGAATTGCTCAATTAAAGTCTTTAATCAATACTTTAATTGCTTGGGTTTCTAAAATTTTAGGGTTATCTGCTAATACAAAGAAAATCTTCAAATCTTTAGCAGAAAAAGCTAAAAAGATAAAAAAAGAGTTAGTAAAAACTAAAGCTAGTTTTGTAGGAAAACTTGTAAAAAATGGTGATAATAAAGAGCTTTCTAGAGAAATAGCTGATTATTTAGGAGAAGCTAGAGCAACTAATGGAAAATTTGGAATTAACACTGTTTTAGATGTATACGATTTAATAAAAGGAAATATGGAAGTAATACTAGAAGTAACATCTGTAGGTACAAACGGTGATATGAATACAACGCCTGGAAACAAACTTACTAGAACTGGATCTGATTTAGATATAGATAAGAAAGATAGTTATGCAGAAAGTATTAAAAATTGGAAAGAAGATACTAAATCTGAAGTACAGGGAGAAGAATTATTTACTGTAATAACTAAAGGTTTAGATGCATTGACTTCTGCTAAAAGTAATAAAGCTGATATTACGAAAGCTGCTGATAAAGCAAAGAAACATTTAGAAAAAATAAGAAAAGAATTAGAAAACAGTAATAAAAATACAAACACTAATTTAAAAACTGCACATGAATCGCTTAATAAATGGATAAGTATTGTTACTACAGATGCTATGTATATGAATATGTTTGCTAAATTCTATGTAAAAGTAGCTGATGAAATATTTACTGATGCTAAATGGCTAATAATGAAAGCTGCGTAATTAATATAAATAAATACTAAGGAGGATTATTTAAGATGATGAATAATTTTATTGCTAATATAAAAGCACAATTAGGAACTGAATCTAGCATGGATGATTTCGGTGTAGAAAAATATGCTGGATCTGAAGTTGCTGAAGAATTATTAGCTTTAGATGACATGGAAAACCTATCAGTAGGTGTAGAATCTATGACTGAAGCTATAATTGGAATTGGACTAATGGACCAAGAAGCTGCACTAGAATCTCAAGGATTAGATTTATCTGGATTCGCAAGATTTGAAGGAACTTTAGGAAATGAATCTTTAACTAATATGGTTAAAAGAGGAGGATATAACGTAGTTATAGCTGTTAAAAAGTTAATTTCTAAGATATGGAAATTCTTCATAGCTATAGTTGATTTCTTTACTATATGTGATGGAAGATGGAAATCTTACTCTAAGCTTGCTAAAAAATATAGAGGAAAAATAAACTCTCTAAAAGTACACGCTGGAGAAAAAGAAGAAGACAAAACTTATAATATCAGAAAAGTTGGAGACGCTGCAAACCTTATTAAAGGAGCTATTGATGGAATGTCTGTTATCAAAAGAACTGCTCCTACTGGAAATAACGCATTAACATATGGTTATTCAGTATACAGATCTGTTTATGATACATTTAAAGCGGTAGTTAAAGCATTTGGTGGAACTTTACCAGATGTACCTGAAGTAGATGCTGCTGTTAATGACGGAGCTAAAGAAAGACTAAATGAATTTAAAGAAAGCTTTAATGAAACTATAAAGGAAATAAGAGAATCTGACGAGAAATCTGCTGATGAAGCTAAGAAAGAAATTCTTGCAGCTCTTTATACTATAGAAACATCTTGTAAAAAAGACTTAAAATGGTTTAAAGAATATAAGAAAATGTCTAAAGATGTAGAAAAAGCTATAGAAAAGTTAGGAAAAGGAGAATCACAAACTGTTCCTGAAGAAAAATTAACAGCTTACTTAGGTGCTGCAGTACAAATGATGGCAGAATTTAAGAAAATATTTAATATAGTTATGAAAGAAGCTGGATCTTGTATTCAAATGGTTCTTGCAGATGCTGCTAAACTTATCTCTGGTGAAACTAGAATAGGTGACTAATCATCATATTTTAAATACAAATACATAAGAAGCAAATTCCTATGTATTTGTATTCTTATCATATATTTTAAAATATTAATATTAAGGAGGAATATCCAATATGGCAATTCATGGAAATAATTACATTTCTGACGTGTTGGCTAACGATATAGCTGGATTAGAATCACTTAGAGGTTTTATGGCATCTAACACTTCTGACCATAATGCTATAATCAAAAAAGCGTTTGGGCAATACGGAGCAGAATCAAACATAAAATTAACATCTTTACTAAAGAAATATATACCTACAGTAAGTCAATCTGACTGGTTAGATAGAGATCAAAAAATCACTATATACCAAACAGATATTACTAAAGGTATAGAAGCAGCTGCTAAAGAATATGCAATGAGTACTGATAAATTCAACTCATTACCTACAGAAATCCAAGCTTCTTTACAACATATAAGAAGACAAAAAGTAGCTTTAGAAAATGATATAGCTAAAGGTATTTATAATACTCCAGCTTTAAAAATGGCTGCTAAATGGAAAATGGAACACACTACTGAAGCTTTAGAATCAGCTTTATTCTCAATATTCAGTGGAGTTAAAGAAGCTCAAATAGGTAAATTACAACCTGGAAACGCTCCTGCAATGGAAAGCTATTCTTACCAAGCAGCAATCGTTTATCCAAAATTAGAAACTCAAATACAATGGATAGCAGCTTGTGCTACTATGTATAACAAAGTTTTAAAAATAAAACAACTTTACAATAAATTTACATCTATTCCAGTACATACTCAAATTCCTATGTACCAAGTAGTAGATCCTGATGATCATACAATCAAACATGAATTTAGAAGAGAAGATGTACTTGCTTTCATAGATCCTAGATCTCAAGATAAAGCTGGATCTAAATTAGAAGGAATCTCTAAGTTATTCAAAACATTAACTAAAAAGATCTCTATAAAGAAAGCAAACTTCAGACAACTTATCAAATTAAGAAGCGACTTAGTATTTGCTCCAGGAACAAACGGAATACTTGAATCTCAAGCTACATCTGTTGCTCCAAACGTATCTGCTATTACAGCTGATGAATTAGTAAGATCAGATTTCTATGTAGAAAGCTTAGAAATCAATGGACAAAAATTAGGTCCTGTATATGATGTAAACGCTGGATTAATGTTATCTGAAACTAATAATGAACAAGACTACAAAGGTAAAGTATTATTAGTAACTCCAGATAAAAATAAACCAAATGAAACATACTACTTAACTGTTCAATTCAATGGACAAGATCAAACTATAATGGTAGCATGTGATAAAGCACATGGTTCAGCAGCTGCTCATGATGTAGATGCTATTGATATCGAATTCAAAATCTTAGATCCATTCAACATGTGGAAATCTACTCCTGAATACATCTTAAAAGAAGAAAGAGGATATTTAAACGCTGGTCCAGAAATCAAAGAATGGATTCCTGTATTAAATGATCAACTTGAAGTCTTAGATGAAAGATTAGGAGGATCATACTTCGCAAGAATTATGAACATGGCTACTGAATTCATTGGACAAAGAAAAGAAATAGTATTCTTCGAAGGATACAAGAAAATGAAAAAATCAGTTATTGAAGAATATACTGGTGCTGATGAACTTGCTAAAAAGAAAACTCTTTATGCAACTCAAACAGTTGACTTACAAATAGCTACATCTGTAAGAAAGATTGAAACTATGAACGTACAACTTGGACCTGCATTCTATGCATTAAGCCAAAAATACAGAATAGCTTCTCAATCTCAAAAAGATGCTCAAATCAACATGTTTGCTTCATCTTACCACTTAGGTGTATTTGCTGGTAAAATGACTACTGTAGTAGGAGAAGTTACAGAAGCTTCTGATGACAAATTCTTAGGAGTAAATCAAGAATCAACTGTAAATATCTTAACTATAGGAGACGATGTAAAAGCTCCTATATCAGCTATCGTAGTAGGAACTGATAAAGGTGGATTAGAAGCTAAGACTACTGATAGTACTGGAAACCCATTATCTCCAGACCAAATCAAATATGATTTCCATATCATACCTTACTTCGCAGAAGCTAATATTCAAACTATATTAGGTACTGAAACTCCTATCAGAGTTACTAATGATAATGCTCAAAGAAACCCTAAACATCCAAACGTTCCTGGATTATGTATGGATTGTACATTCAACTTCAATACATTAAGAGGAGCTGCAGGAGACTTTGCAGTATACGGATATAATACATCACTTATACCATAAGATATAATATAAAAAGAACGGAGGACTTCACTAACACTGGAGTTCTCCAATCTTTTTTTGTTTGAATTTTTTATAAAGGAGGAAATATGAAATACGATGAAAAAATCATAATGGAAGATCGTATAGCTCCTATGGGACAAAAGATACTAAGTGTAAAGGCAGATAGAATTGGTAGTGGTGTAGGTATAGAGTCTGAAGGATATACTGGAACTAACCATAGCACTGCAATAGAATATATGCTTAAAGGTTTGACTCCTGATTTAGTAAGAAGTATTAGAAA